TGGACTATGTTTAAAGAGAACTTCTTTGATGAGACCCCATTTGAAAAAGTAGATACTATAGGGAATGTTTATAATAGATTAATGATATTTGATGCTAGATTAATCCATGCCGCATCCCAATATTTTGGAGATGCTATTGACAATGATAGACTATTTCAAATTTTCTTCTTCGATACCGAAGATGCGAATGATGACAATACAAATATAACAGGAGTATATTAAAAATGACCAAAGAAATGAAATGGGAACCAAGCCATATGAGACTGAGTCCATCAAAGATAAATACCTACATGAAGTGCCCGCGCGAGTTCTATTACAAGTACATAGCTAAGATTCCTGAGAAGAAGACTATACATCTATTCCGTGGAAGTCTGGTACACAAGATTCTAGAACGACTATTTAAATATCAATTTAAGAATATGACGGCGTGGGAGAAGGGAGCCCCAAGTATGTGGATACAGGGTGAGTTCGAGAAAGGTTGGGAAGAAAAGATAGCTTGCCATAAGTGGCTCTGGGAAATACACACTAAGGCCGAGATGGATGCAATGTATACTGAGACAGAGGACATACTACAAAACTTTGTTAAGAGTGTCAACAAGAAATTAACCGAGATGGTGAAGTGGAAGATATATAAGAACAAGTATCAGGCATGGAACTCGGTAGCTCCTAAGTATGCTGAGAAGTGGGTCAAGTCTAAGGAATACGCAGTAATAGGCATTGTTGATGCAGTGTGTAATGACTTCGATGGTGGCACTACTTTGCTGGACTACAAGACCAGTAAGCGCTATGGTGCATACCTCCCAGAGGATTATTATCGCCAGCTGATTATATATGCATTCTTGTACACATTAGAGATGGGCGAAATGCCGAAATTTGTGGGCGTTAACTATCTCCGCTTTGATGATACCTTCTTCGTGAAGGTCAATCAACAAGTGCTTGATGAGGCTCGTGATGTAATTAAAATGGTACACGACGCTATAAGGGAACGCGAAGAGTATGAGGACCGCTATGAGCAGATACCCCAGAATCTCTGTAAGTGGTGTTCGTTTAATAAGCAGCATAACGGTGGGCCGTGCGATGTGGTTATTCCTGCATGGAAACCTAAGTATAAGAAGAGCAAAGAGACCTATGCTGACATTGACCCTAAGTTGAAAGGCCAAATAGAGCTTGATGTCCAGACACAGTTTCCGGAGTTTGATTAGGGAAATCTTTATATATGGAGATAGGCTAAAAAGTAAACATGAACTCTCCTGACGAGGATGAGGGTCTCTTTGAAGTTGTTGGCAAAGCTGCTGACAAGCTGGGGGAAACCTCTGTTGGTAAGCGCATTGGCGCTATAATAACCATTCTAATGCTTGCATTACTTAGTGGTGGAGCTAATTTAACAATTATACAGGACTATTTCAATGGCGAAGATACAGGACCCATCGGTGGCTGCAAGGACCCTGAGGCGACCAATTACAATGCTGATGCAACTTTTGAAGATGGTAGTTGCACGTTTCTGGTAGTTGTATATGGATGCACTAATCCTGAAGCTGAAAACTATCAGGTGAATGCTACGCACGATGATGGCCGTTGTGTAGTCATAACTGACAACCCTAATGGTACTGCGAATGAAACCGCAGCTATCTATGGTTGTATGGATATGGAAGCTAACAATTACGATGATAAGGCTACTGAAGATGATGGTTCATGCGATTACGAAGATGAGTATGAGGAAGAACACGGTAATCATACATCTGTACATTTTTATCCGGGGTGGTATAACGAAGAGTTGGATAATGCATCTGTTTTCTGGGTAGACCCCGAAGCTGATGGTATATCTGTACTAACAGACATAGACACAGATTGTTACGATTTTAATACATCTGTACTACTTTATGTAGACGTATGGCACGCAGAATCAGGTGATTATAACTGGACTGACTTATACATGACCGTCAATGGTATGGATTGGGACAACCACTGGTTGAACTTCACTTACGAGGAACTCAACGAAACAAATGGTACATGGTCCATGTGGGTAGCATTGCTTGTATGGGATGCGGAATCTGAGGATTATGTATTCCAGCAGCAATTTGATATTCCCATGATAAGGGTGGAGGCACCAGCATGAATAATGATAAACCCGATGCGATTTCACCAGATGGTAATTTTGCTAACTTCATGATGATAATAGTAGCAGCCCCAGTTGTGATGGCTTGGGTAGGCTTATCTATCTTCTTAGTAACGATGGCCTTTAACCACCCTGAAGTAGTACAAGATATAGAATCATATAAATCAGTTCTTCTGATTATAGGTTCACCCGCCCTCGTTATTATATATAAGGTATTAGAATTATGGACTGCTCAACAGAACAGTCAGATAGAACAGACCCGTAAGGGTACGTTCCGTAACGGGAAAGACACACACGAACACGAAGAGGAAAAGAATGAATGACATTGAAGTAAGAGAATTGTATGACCAAGTGCAAAAGATGGAATTAAGACTAAAACACATGGAGAATATAATTGATTGCAAAACGGATGAAGAGGAATAAGTATGGCAGAAAATCAAAACAAGAAATACAACATTGACAAGACTCTGACTATGAGAAAGAGTGGTCAAGGCGAAAAGGTCTACAGTCACTCTGGCGGGAAGACTCATGCACTAAGTAAGAAACCACTTTCTAAGGAAAAGGCCCTACATCAAATTAGGGATATAACTGAATCAGAAATAGAGAGTAGAGAGTCTCATGGACATCATGTTGGTAATAAACAACAGAGCAAGAATAAAGAAGCTCATAATCCTTGGCACTAGAGATGGTAGTTAAGAAAAAGACCAAGGCTAAGAAGAAGCAGGCAGCGGCAAGGAAGAAAGCCGGTGGTTCTAATGTAGGGAAGTATAAGGGCGTTAAAGCCTTTGCTGGCCCTTCTGGAGGAGCACCAGCAGGTAGCTTTCCTATTAACACGCTCGCGCGCGGGAAGTCAGCTTTAAAGCTAGCTCATAACGCACCACGCCCAGCAGGGATAAGAGCGGCAGTATATAGAAAGTATCCTCAATTGAAGCCTAAAGGTAAGAAGAAGGCCACTAAGAAGAAAGGGAAGAAGTAGTATGGCATATAATAGAGGCAAACTTAAGAAGAACGGAGTACCTCGTAAAAAACCCAAGAAGCGCCGGGTTCCTAAAGGAAAAAAGGGTGAGTTTCGTGGGAAGAACGGTAAACTTCGTAAGAAGAAGAAGTAAGCTTTATATACATGGACGTATCTACTTATACAGGGCGTCCCATAAGGACTGAAGCTCCACAGAAATACAATACGCAAGTGTTCTCGGGAGCCCCACAATAAAGGTGATATTATGACAAATAATACAACGACAAATGAAACAACAAACCTAACCAGTGAGTTAGGAGAAGCCGAATCTGGAATGTTAGAAGGATTGATGGATATGCTATTAGGCTCACCTGAGCTTATGCTAGCAGTAGCTGTGATAGGAGCACTCGTTGCTTATATCGCATATACTCAACCAGCAGTCAAAGCATTGATAATGCCTTATATCATGAAACACGACGATGAACTCAACGCGATTCTTGATAATTATCTAACAGCAGCCCAGACTAAAGCATATAAGAAGCTGGATGAAGCAGCTCAAAAACACGTCAAAGACGCAATGCTCAGAAATGTAATACTCTCCGCTTGGGACCAGAACGATGAGAAATTCGTTGCGGTAGTCAAGGCTGAAGTTAAAGAGGCTATGGCCTCAGCTAAGCAGCTTTGAACGAGCACGAGTATGAAGAGCGTTTGCGCTTGCGCGTAGGAGAACCAGAATATGAACGTCACAAAGAGCTTGTACGCCTGTTGGCTCGCAATCTGTCTCTTGAAGACATTCTTTGGGAAGAAATTTCTCTACATATTCGGGATGTTAACCTACGAACAGAGCTCTTGCGCCAAAGAAATTCAATCGTTCGTGACATACATACGGAGTTCCGAGCGCTGAATATAGAGATACCCCCTATGGTTGAACAGAAGACCGAAGGGTTTGTAAAATTTCTGGAGGACTTAAATGAAGGAACTAGCGATAAAGGAAGAGGGGAAGAAATTAAAGACAGCCCTGACGGGTAAGAACGTCTATGACACTCGTTCGCTAGAACAATTATTTGAAAGTGTTAGAGACGACGAAAAGAAGATGGGACTGCTTGTAAAAGCTTTCTGTGAATCTTATTTAATAGATGGTAAACAAAGAACCCTTAAATTAAGACCACTTCAAGAAAAGATTGTGGTTAAAGCATTAACTAACCCCAAGGATATGAAGCAGCGTAAGGTAGCAATATTAGCTCCACGAGGCTGTGGGAAATCCTTCGCCCTCTCGGTAGCAGTAGTTATCTATATGTTCTTTAAGCGTTTCAGGGATTTAGTATTCGTGCTCGCACCTAGCGAGGACCAAGCCGCGCTTATCTTCGGATACGTGTATAGGCACTTTAAGGACAACAGATTTTTAGACAGCTTAGTAGATAATTATAAATTTCACAATAAGCCCCATATACGCATGAAGGGGGGCACATTAATGCGTAGAGCTCCATTAGCGCCTAGTAACCAAGGGCAGGCTATACGGGGCCAACACCCTACATTCTGTATAGTTGATGAGTCTCCTCTCATCGACGATAGTCTATTTGTAGATAATGTAGAACCAGCGATAGTTTCAAATAATGCCCCCTTCATAAATCTAGGTACACCTAAGTCAAAAGACAACCACATGTGGCGCTATTTATATGATGACGCCTATTCGGAGACTTGGACGAGAATGGTATTTTCATGGAGAGACGCAGTAGTGGTTGGAGATAGTTATGAAGCGGCATATACTGAAGAAGACATGCTTGGAAAGATGATGGAATGGGGTGAAGATTCTATGTATTGGAGAACGGAATACGAATGTGAGTTTGTGGAAAGTATTTCCAATATATTCAATCCAGAAAAAATAAAGGCATGTTTCCATGACTATGAACTCTCTACCCCCGAAGCCCCTCTCGACGGAGGAAAGCACTGTACTGTGGCTGTTGACATTGGCAAATCTGTTAATTCTACTGTCATTAGTGTATGGGCCGCTGAAAAAGCTGATGATTCAGATGTGGCACGGCTTATTTACATTGAAGAGATTAGCGCTAGAACTGGCGGGCACGACATTCCATATCAGCGTAAGCGTATTATGGATATTGCTCGTAGTTTTGGTGTTGGTAGGGTTATTATTGATGCTACGGGAATTGGCGGGGCTATTGAACAAGACCTCCGAATAGCGTGTATCAACAGTGTGCCACAGATTTATTTTATACCTTTCATCTTTACAGGAGGGCCCAGAGGAACTAAAACACAAGTATTCAGGGACTATGTATCCTTCATACAGCAAGAGAGAGTGAGAGTACCTAATCCAGCGAATCTAGACATACCCGGCCAGAAAATTATTAACAAGTGGTTTAGGGAACATGTAGACTTACAATATGTTATGGATGCTGCTAATAAAACAGAACGCATTAGCGCTCCTAATGGTAAACATGATGACTATTGTGATAGCTCTGTTTTAGGAATACATGCTACATTAGCTATGCTTCCCGGTTCAGCTAGCGTAGGAGCTTCTCAACAAACTTCAGCTCGTGACCTCATCACTAGTAATATCGGTAGACATTCAGGAGTCTCCTTATTTAGGACAAAAGGACATGATTTCAAAAGAAAGAGTAGATTTTCATTATGACGAAATCTTTATATACTGTTACGATTATACTATATAAGTGGTAGCCATGGCATTTCTTGATAGAGTACGAAGGATATTCGCTACAACGGGTAGTGCACCGCCTTTTAAGGAAGACGAGCCTCTCAGTTTTGGAGCGGGTGTTATAAAACGTTTGAAGCTCTCTAATGACTATACATATAGTCATAAAAAACAATACGAAGAGCATCTCGGTAGACCGAGGATATACATGGATGTATATCTATCTGACCCCATTGTTAGGAGTTTGATAGACCTTCCCTGTTTCTACGCGGTCAAAGACAATTTCGATATTGTGACAGATAAGGATGACGTAAGAGAACGTATAGAAGAAATGTTTAGAGATATAAACATTGAGAACCTTCTATATGGTTGGGTGCGTAACGCTAGAATATTTGGAACAGGATATTTGGAGTGGACCGGAGATAACTTAGTACTTCGTTCTAGCCAAAACATGTTTGTACAAAGAAATGAGCATGGACAAATTAAATATTATTATCAGGATATAGGAGATGAAAAAGAAAATATCCACTTCGAGCCGGAAGAGATTTGTGCTTTACTTAACAACCCCTTCGATGATTACGCTTATGGCCTTTCTGACATCCATCCCATTCTTTATTTGGTTGACCTCAAAGATTATGCAGAGAGAGATGTTGGAGCTGCACTCAACAAGTATGCTTCTTCTCGCTTTGATATATCTTGTGGACTTCCCGATATGCCTTATGGTCCTGACAAAATTAACGAAGTGGTGGACGCGTTCAACTCTTTAGCGCCCGGTGAAGATATCATTCACGGAAACGATATTATTATAAAAGAACTACAAGGCACACAAAGAGCTTTTGAGTATGGAAAATATACAGATGATATATTAGATAAGATACATATGGCTCTTAAAGTCCCTAAGACTATGTGGACTGACCCCGATAAAGCTAGACCTATTTTTGAACCTTATGTTAGATATTTACAAACTATGATTGAGGCTGCACTGAATGCTCAATTAATGCCCCAGCTGGAAGACGGAGAGGCTAAATTTAAGTTCAGGCAGATTAATGTGGAAGATGCATTTACTAAAGCTAAGACAGATATGATATATCTATCTGAAGGAGTATTATCACCCGGAGAAGTTAGGGAAGAGCGTGGTCTCGACCCTGAAGGTGTGGTAGAATTAGATATGCTGAAAGATGTTGCTGTAAAGAAAGCAGGGTCGCCCCCAGAGGGACCCAGCGATAAGAACGCTAACATTTCTGGTGGTAAGAACACTGACAAAAAAGAAGAAAGTGCTCGAGCCCCGAATAGAGGGAATCAACCTTCGGCAAACATAAAGGGGAAAAGAGCATGAGTTATGAAAAGTGTGTAGCATCAGTAGGTTCTACACTAAAAGAACGTGGTGTTGAAGACCACAAAGAGATGGCTGCTAACATGTGTATCATGTGGGCTGATGGACATAACGTAGAAAGAACGTTTGGTAGAACGTTGGATGAAGATGAAAAAAGACGCACGTTTGCCCTATCTCTAGGAGAAGACAATAATATATCATTTACACAAGAGGATGACTTTGAAAGTGCTACTTTCCCTGTCATAGCTATAACATCAGGCCCTCATGAGTATGAAGAAGATGATATACAGCAAAAGGTTTATATAGAACCTGAGATATTAAAGAAGAATATAGAAGCTTTTAACGAGCTACCTATATATTTCAACCATCAGAGAACGCCAGACGATTTAATTGGCATGGCTGCTAATCCTGAGGTGTTTGAGATGGAGAATGGAAAGTCCGCTATTAGGATGTCAGCTACGGTTGATAACAAAAACGAACGGGGACAAGAAGTGATAGATAAAGTGAAGGATGGAGACATAACCCATGTCAGCATTGATTGGTTTTCCAATGACGTTGACGTGATGGGTGATACGTTCGCAACGAACATTCGCCCAACAGAGGTCAGTTTCATTGATAATAAATCAATGGACCCCGTCTGCGAGGAATGTACTATTGAAACGAAATGTGGTTTACACGCAAAAGATGAACATCATGACTGCGGTTGTGGTGGGAAAGATGGCGCGTGTGAATGTTCAGACGGAAAACAAGAGGATATAAACATGACTACAGAAACTCCTAATGTTAAAGAGAACTCCGAAGCGGAGAATATCGTGGAACGCGAATTCGCGTCCCTACGAACGCAACTAGAAGAGATGACATCTTCAAAGGCAGAAATCAATTCCCAGTACGAAGAGGCCCTCAAGATAATTGAGGAATTTAAACTTGCTGAGGAAGAGAGAGCTGCTAAAGAAGCCGAAACTCGAAAGGTTGAAGTTGTAGAGGCGATTCTATCCAAGGAACTGATTTTCGGTACCTTAGAAGAGGATAAGAAAGCAACTCGTAACGATGAACTCACAGCTTGGGATGAATCAAGGCTGACTGGTTTCAGCGAAGCTCTTGCTGCACTTCCGGTACCTGAGGAAATAGAACGTACCTTCGGGAAGGGTAAATCCCCCGAGGGTGAAGCTGTTCCAGCAGAATCCGAGAGAAAATTTGCAGTCAAGTTAGATAAAGAAACTGGGCGTATCAAAATCGACCCAGATGTATTAAGAG